CAGGCGGCGGCAACCGGCCAGGAACGCGTCCTCTCCTTCCGCATAGAGGCTCTCGGCGCAATGCGGCGTGCCGACGAACAGCACCGTGCCGCCGGGCACCAGCACGAACTCGGTCTCGGTCAGCCGCTCGCGCAGCTCCTCGCGCTTCGCCGGCGTGTCGCAGTTGCCGGCGACCTCGACATCGTCGCAGACGATCAGCTCGGCGCGCGCGCCGGTGATGTTGCCGCCGATGCCCGCCGCCATCATGGACGCGTCGCGCAGCACGGCCTCGCGCGCAACGGTGAAGCGGTCCGCCGCCCATCCGCCCTCGCCCGCTTCCGGCAGCAGCGCACCGCAGAGCGGATGGCGCGCGAGGATGCGCCGCACGGTGGAGACCATGCGCGTGGCCAGCGCATGGTCGGCGGCCAGCACCAGGATGCGCAGCTCGGGGTTGCGGTAGAGCTGCCAGGCGCAGAACAGGCCGACCAGCGTGGACTTCCCCGCGCCGCGGAAGGCCATTAGCAGCAGGCGGCGGTCGCCGGCGTTCAGCGCATCCTCCAGCCAGCGGAGCACGCGGCGGTGCAGTGTGGGCGTGCGCAGGCGGGCGCGGGTGTTCCAGATCCAGGCGAATTCCAGCAGGTCGGCAGGGCGTTGCGACTCGGCTCGCGCGATCACGTTTTGTTCTCATCGGCGACGCCGCGCCGCGCGGCCTCGATGAGCTGCTGGATGGTGTGGTCGCCCGGCCCCTCCTCGGGCTCCTGCGCGCCGGCGTGGGTGGCGAGCTGCACCAGGTGCTCCAGCGCCTCGCGCGCGGCGGCGTTGCGCGCGACGAAGCGCTTCGGGTCCTCCGTCGCGGTGTCGTGGACGAAGCCGATGTAGTCGCTCTCCAGCCGGCCGCGCGCGGCGTCGAACAGCGCGCGGGCGATCGGGCCGCCCGGGCCGGCAGGCTTGCGGGGGCGCTTCATGCCTTCACCACGCGCACGCGCACCGTGCCGGGGCTGATGTCCACCGCGCCGGCGGTGCGGTTCCACACCGCGACCGTCACCGTGTCCTGCGCGCTGACCTGCGCGATGAAGGGCAGGATGGTGGCGGTGGAGAAGGCGGCCTGCGCGAAGTCGCCGGGCCGCGCGCCGGGCACCGTCACGTTCACCTGCGCCGTGCCGCCGGCCGCGATGGAGGCGGGATCCCAGGGCAGTTCCGCCACCAGGTCCCGCGCCCCGTGCCGCAGGTCCGGCAGGCCGTAGAGCACGGCCGGCGCATGGCGCGGATCGCAGGCCAGGCGCATGGCCCGCACCTCGTAGTCGAAGCCGATGCGCGCGACGCCGATCACCGCGTAGCCCACGGCGGCGGAGAGCTTCACCGCCTGCAGCCGCGTGAGCGTCGCATCCTGCATGTCCGCCGCGCCCTGCCACCAGCGCGCCGTCGGGTTCCACAGCATGGACTGGCCGGAGGCGAGCACCGCCTGGCCCGCGGCGTCCGTCAGCAGGTTCATGCTCGCGTCGAAGGTCATCACCATCAGCCGCGGGGAATCCGCATCCAGCGCCAGGGCGAAGTCCTTGCACTGCCGCGCGTCCACGACGAAGCCCAGCGCGCGCCCGCCGCCCAGCACCGCGCCGCGTCCGGTCAGGGCGAGGTTGTCGAGCCCGGGGAAGACGAAGTCCTGCAGCACCGAAGGCGTGCCGGCGACGTTGGAGGACAGCACCGCCAGCGTCTCGAACCCGGTCTCGCTGCCGTTCCAGCGGATCGCGGCGGCGCGCAGGGAGGGCACGGACGCCAGTTCCCGCCGCGCCTCCACATGCGGCGCCGCCTGGTGCAGGGTGCGCACCGACCCGCCGAGGCGCGTGGCGCCGGCGGTGTGTTCGATCTCCACCTGATAGCCCTGGCTGGCCCAGGCGACCTCGTAGAGATGGTCCTGCGCGCCCGCGGTGTGGCGCGCGACGTAGTGCGAGCAGCCTTCCATGCGCAACGCGCGCGCCACGATCGCGCGGCTGTTCACCTCGCAGAGGAAGGGGATGCCGGCGATCGGGCGCCCTTCCGCCTGCAGCTCGAAATTCGGCCCGTCGAACAGGTGGCGGTTGTGCGCGACATAGGCGCCCGGCGCGGCGGAGAGCCGGATGCCGAAGCGGTCCTTGTCGGTGTTGACCGTGCTGCCGATGGCGAAGTGGCCGCCATAGTAGCGCACGGAGGTGTTCCACGCGCCGGCCGTCAGGGTGTGGATGTCGAGCCCGATGCCGTTGTTCACGATGCGGCCGAGATGCAGGGTCGTGTCCTCGAAGCCGCGGCCGTCGCCGACGGTGCGCAGGCCGATGGTGAAGCCGTTGACCTCCCGCAGTTCCACCACGCTGGCATCCAGGTTGCGCAGCACGATGCCGATCTCGTTCTCATCAAGCCAGTCGCCGACGCTGGCGCGCAGCACCGTCAGGCCGGTGAGGATCTTGTTCGCGTTGCGCGCCAGGCCGCCGTCGCCGATGGTCAGCGCCGCCTGGCCGGGCGGGCCGGCATAGACGATCGCGCCGCGCATGATCAGGCCGGCCGCGGCGCCCGGCAGCGTCAGCGGCTGGGCGGTGCGGTGGCTGCCCTCGCCGATCAGCAGCGCCTTGCCCGATGCGGCAGCGGCGTTCATCGCGGCCTGCAGCGCCGGGCCGTCATCCGTCACGCCGTTGCCCGTGGCGCCGAAGTCGCGCGCGGAGAGCCGTTCGCCGAGCTTGTCCTCGGCGGTGCGCGGGATGGCGCCGGGATAGGGCGCGGTGAGCAGGCCGGAATCGCGCGGGAAGACGATGGCGTCGCCGTTCGAATCGAAGCCGAGCAGCCGGTTCGCGCGCACCGGCCGCAGCGGCAGCAGGAACCGCCCGCCGATCTCGCCGGGATCCTGCCGCACCGCGGACCCGATCTCGTCGCGCTGCTCCTGCAGCACCGCGACCAGCCGGTCCAGCTCGTCGTTCAGCGTGCGGGCGCGCAGCAGGCCGTTGTCCTGGAAGTCGGTGTTGCGCTCGACGCGCACGCGGCGGCGCAGCGTCACCGCCTCGCCCATGGCGGGCGGCGCGGCCAGGCTCGCCGTTCCGCCGCCGCTCTGCCCGGCCCCGGCCACGGCATAGCCGCCGTTGAGCATCACGCCGCCGACGCGGACCTCCAGGTCGTCGTCGTCGAAGATCGGGAAGGGGAAGACGAAGTCGGTGCGGGCGCCGTCGCCCACGTACTGCACGCGCGGCGCGACGTCGCCGATGCGGATGTGCTCGGCCATGGAGCGGGGACTCCCGAATCAGGGGTGAAGGGGTCGGCGCGGCGGGCGCTAGTCCAGCAGGTTGCGCAGCGTGTTGCCGAAGGTGGCGCCGGCCCGCAGCCAGGGCGTGAGGGAGCCGTCGTCGTTCAGCAGGCTGCGGCGCCCGGCCGACAGCCGCGCGGCGAAGGCGGCATCGGAATCGGCCTGCGCGGCGGCGGCATCGCGCCGGAACCCGGCGGTGAGCGCGGCGGCGGAGCCCTCGTCCGGCTGCACGCCGCCCGCCGCGAGCCGCGCGCGCGTGGCCGCGACGGTGCCGGCCAGCCGCGCCTCCCGCGCGCGCTGCTCGGCGGCCTGCTGGACGCCGGCCTGCTGCGCGCGCGCTTCGTTCTGCGCGCGCGCTGCCTCGGCCTGCTGGCGCGTCTGCGCGGACTGCACCTGCGCCTGCCGCGTGGTCGCGTAGAGCGACGCGCCGGCACCCAGCAGCGTCGCGATGGGGGCGATCTGCGCCATCAATCGTTCATCCTTGTGTCCGTGGTGACCGACAGCAGCGTCATCGGCAGCGGCGCGTCGCCTTCCACGCGCCACAGCGGCGCCAGCGCATCGCGCCGCCAGCCGAGCGCGCGCAGCGTCACGTCGCCGGTGAAGGGCAAGGGCGGCGCATCCAGCAAGGCCGTGTCCAGCCGGCGGAACGGCACCGGCTGCAGGCCGCGCCCGAGATCCACCGACAGGGCCGGTGTCGCCAGCAGGCGGAAGGTGGCGGAGACGAGCCGCAAGGGCGCCGCGCCCGCCCCCGCGCCGATCGCGAGTTGCGGCGGCAGCGGCTCGATCACATGCGCGAAGCCGAGGCCCGCGCTGACCCGGGTGGCCGGCGGGTCGAGCGTGATGCGCCCCTGCGCCACCACCGCCGTGCCGCGTGGCGCGCCATCGGCCAGCACGCCGACGACCTGCGCTTCCAGGTGCTCGAGCCCGGACCAGCCGTCCTGCGGCTGCGCCGCGCTGCCGGAGAGGGCGCCATCCAGGCCGAGCGTCGCGTCGAAGCGCTCGAGGCGATGCGTGCCCGCGCGCTCCACCACGGCGAAGACGCGGCCGTCGATCTCGCCGACGGCGCGGAAGGCGCCCTGCGTCTCCTGCCGGGTCCAGGCGATCACCTGCTCCGCGCGGTAGAGCGTCAGCGTGCCGAGGCTGCCATCGGCCATGACCAGGTGCAGCAGCCGCTCGGTCTGGTCGTAAGCCATGGAGACCGGCGTCTGCACGATGTGCCGCGCCACCAGCGCCAGGTCGTTCGCCTGGTAGGCCTCGCCGACCTCGGTGTAGGCGAATTCGTGCACGGCGCGGCCGGACCGCGCGACGAAGACGGTGGAGCCGTCCACGTCCACCGGCGGCACCATGCGGTCCACGGGACTGCCGATGCGCGTCTGGCGGCTGAGCTGGATGGAGGCCGGGGTGAGCGGATCGCCCGTGACCATCCACTCCGCGCCGGAGGTGAAGACCTGCAGGTGCCGGCCGGAGAAGACGCCGCGGATCGCGTTCACCTGGTCCGACAGCAGGGCGAACTCGATCGCCTCGTCGTCCAGGCCGGTGCCGGGATCGAAGTCGCCGAGGTCGCCGGTGCGCGACAGCCAGAGGCGGTTCGGCAGGTCGCGCGATCCGCCGAGCACGAGGCGCGACTGGTGGAAGCAGCCGGTGACGGGCCAGCCGCGCGCGCTGCTGACGGCTGCTTCCGCGTAGTCGGTCGTGGCGGCGGTGCCGGCCAGCGTCTCCTCGACATTCGCGGTGGAAAGGCCGCCATGCGTGACCGACAGGATGCGCACCATCCGGCCGGAGATGCGGAACCGCGCGCCGACATGCTGGGCGCGGAACAGGTCGCCCGTGGCCGTCAGCGTGATCGTGCCGGTGGTGCCGCTCGGCTGGATGGCGATGCCGGGCGTGAAGAGGTGGAAGGGCTCGCGCGTGAAGACGAAGGTCTCGAGCGTCCAGCTGGTGTGGCTGGTGCGGGTGATGCGGCGCGGCGTCATCTCCGGATGGAACAGCAGCAGCGTGTCGGCATTCTGCGTGAAGGCGATCTGCGGCAGCATCGCCGCGGTCCAGGGCGCGGCGAGGGAGGCGACTTCCGCATCGTCGCGGAACACCTGCATCCGGCCGTCGGTGAGGACCACCAGGTAGGTCTGCTCGGTGTTGAACTCGAAGGGGATCAGGCGCGCGGGGCCGGGGAGCGTGGCCACATGGCGCAGCCCGGGGCGGCGGGCGACGCCGCCCGTGGGCTGGATCACCACGTTGCGCAGGCGGCGCGCGCCGTTCTCGAAGGCGCGGAGGTCGCCGCGGCCATAGAGCTCGGGCGCGAGCTCGCCGGCGGCGAAGCTGGCTTTCGTGCGGCGGGTGGCGGCGGGCATCGGCGACTACCCGCGGACGTCGACAAGAGGGAAGCCCTCGATGGCGCGGGGCGTGTCCTGCTGGCTGTCCACCAGCCGCGCCCCGCGCAGCTCCTGCTCCGCCAGGCGGAACAGCACCTCGGAACGCGAGGCGCTCTCGGTCAGCGGCAGGCAGAACTCGGCCGCGAGGCGCGCGACGAGCGCGGCGGCGAAGTAGGGCGGGAAGGCGCTCTCGTCCGGGCGGAAGATGTAGGTCAGCGTCACCGCATCCGCATCCGCGTGCAGGCGCCCTTCGTGGATGCGATGGGGGATGCCCCGGCCGCGCCCCGCCTGCCCGGCGGAGAGCGCGCGCAGGAAGCCGGGCGGCAGCTGGAAGGCATTCGCGAAGTCGGCGTGCGGCACGGCGGCCAGCCGCGGCAGCGACGCCTGCCCGGTGGCGAAGGACCAGGGATGCGCGGAGATCAGCGCATCGCGGAGGCCCGGATAGAGATTCGCCGCGACCTCCGCTTCCGCGGTGCCCTCGGTGAGCGAGGCGATCGGCTGCGCGCCCAGGCGCAGCAGCGCGCGCGAGCAGAGCGCGAGGGCGGTGAGTGACATCTTCTCTCGTTTCCGCTGGCTGGAGGGGCGGCGCGAAGCGGGCGGGGGCACGCGGGCCCCCACCCCCGCCCACCCCCCCCCCGCGGGGGGGGGGGAGGGGGCCCCCAATAGAAA